TAGGAGCTACCTACAATGTCTCTGAGTTACGCGCTGATTTTTATGGGCGTCGGGTTAGTCTATATGGGTCTGATAATCCTGACAGTCTTAGGGGGCAGTATTTTGATGGCGTGGTTATCGACGAAGTTGGCGATCAGAACCCACGCATTTGGAACGAAATCGTCCGACCTGCTCTTGCCGACCGTATTGGGTGGGCTTGTTTCATTGGCACTCCTAAAGGTAATAACCATTTCGCTGAGTTAGCAGACAGGGCTAAGACCGAAGAAGGCTGGAAGTTCCTAGAGTTCAAGGCTAGCCAGACAGGGGTTTTGCCGGACGCAGAGCTTAAAGCAGCCTATCGAGAGATGGGTGAGGATCGGTACAACCAAGAGTTCGAGTGTTCCTTTAACGCAGCGGTCGAAGGGTCTTACTATGGCAAAATTATTAACGACCTTGAAAGGGATAGCCATATTACTGATTTTCCTCGCGACGATCTGTGTCGTAGCTTTGTTGCATGGGATCTTGGAATGGGTGACTCGACGGCTATATGGGTTGCGCAACTGGCTGGAAAAGAGGTTAGATTACTCGATTGCGTCGAAAACCATGGACAGGGATTAGATTGGTACGTCCGCTGGCTTAAAGAGAACGACTATGCAGGGTTCACTCAAATCCTGCCTCATGACGTACAGGTTCGAGAGCTAGGCACAGGCAAGAGCCGCAAGGAAGTGCTAGAGGAAGCAGGGCTATCGATAACGGTTGCGCCTAGATTGTCGGTGGCTGACGGGATACAGGCTGTTAGACGATTGCTGCCTCGGTGCTGGTTCCATCCGAGGGTTAAGCCGGGGCTAGATGCGCTGAGGAACTACCGTCGGGAGCATGACGAGCGTAGGCAGATATTTTATGAGAAGCCGCTACACGACTGGTCTAGCCACATGAGTGACGCTTTCCGCTATCTGGCTATAGGTCTTGACGAGAATGACAGTTCATGGCAGACAACGTTGCCAATTTCGACCAAATGGATTGTATAATCAGCAAAACCCGTTAAGGATTTGCTATGAAGATGGATGACGGTCAGATCAAGAGCATTATCGAAAATGAAATCGATAACTCTATTGGGTACATTGATACCGAGACAACAGACCAACGGGCTAAAGCCCTCGAGTATTACCTGCGTTATCCCTATGGTAACGAGGTTGAAGGACGCAGCCAGATCGTTACTGGCGAGGTAGCTGAGGCTATCGACGGTGCGTTACCGCAACTTATCCGAGTCTTTACGACTACCGAGGATATTGTCTCTTTTGAGCCGCAGACTCCAGAAGATGAGCAGTCTGCTAGACAGGCTACCGACTATTGCAACTGGGTGTTCTACCGTGAGAATGAGGGTCTAATCCTCCTACATAACTGGTTCAAGGACGCGCTGATGATGAAGGTCGGCGTAGTCAAGGCTTATTGGGATGCCAAAGAGGATGTCAATAAGGAATCTTACAAGAACCTGACAGAGGATGAGCTAGCCCTACTGCTATCTGATCCTGCCATTGAAGTAGTCAGCCAGAACGTCGAGTTTATTGACGGTGGCGTTGACCCGATGGGTTTCCCGATCCAGATTCCTTACTTTGATGTCAAGGTTAAGAAGGTCAGAAAGTACGGCTGCGTCAAGATTGAGAACGTACCGCCTGAAGAATTCTTGATTAGCAAATCGGCAAGAACTATTGAGGATAGCCCGTTCGTGGCTCATCGTCGCTTAATGACTCGTAGTGAGTTGGTAGCGATGGGGTTCGATAAGGATGTGGTCGAGGGATTGCCTTCTTACGATGACTTGCAGTACACAACGGAACGAGTAGCCCGATTCTCTCAGGGTGAGCAGCCGGATGAGAATATCAGCCTTGACCCTACGATGCAGGTCTGTGAGGTATACGAGTGCTATATCAAGATTGACGTTAATGGTGACGGTATCGCTGAACTGCGTAAGATTGTTTATGCAGGTAGCGAAATCCTAGATGACGAGGAATGCGATCTAGTTCCGTTCCATAGCCTGTGTCCGATCCCTATCCCGCACAAGTTCTTTGGGCAAAGCTTGGCTGACCGGACGATGGACATCCAGCTAATCAAGTCCACTGTAACCCGTCAGATGCTCGATAACCTGTACCTAACGAACAATGCTCGTATCGGGGTTGTGGATGGTCAGGTGAACTTGGATGACGTGCTGAACGCTACTCCGGGTGGCGTTGTCCGTATGAAGTCTCAGGGTGCGATTATGCCGATTGAGGTTCCTGCGGTAACGGCTCAGGCTTTCCCGTTGCTCGAGTACATGGATGCGGTTCAGGCTAAACGTACAGGCGTTAGCGACCAGCAACAGGGTCTTGATCCTGACGTACTCAATAACGTGAGTGCTACGGCTATTGCCGCGATGATGAAGTCGAACTCTGGCAAGCTGGAGTTAATCGCTCGAATCTTTGCTGAGACAGGCGTTAAGTCGCTGTTTAAGGGCATTTTGCATCTATTGGGCAAATACCAAGACCAAGCCAAGATTGTCCGTATGCGTGGCAAGTTTGTGGCGTTTGATCCTCGTACATGGACGAATCAATACGATGTGGCGATTAACGTAGGCTTGGGTTCAGGTGACCGGGATCAGAAACTAGCCATGCTCCAGATGATTTTAGGCAAGCAGGAACAAGCCCTGACTCAGTTCGGTCCGAGTAATCCTCTGGTATCTGTGGCTCAGTACCGCGATACCTTGGCTAGATTGATTGAGTCGGCTGGCTTTAAGGATGCTAAGGCTTTCCTTAACGAGATCACCCCTGAGCAGAACGCAGCATTGTCTCAGCCAAAAGAGCCTGAACCAGATATGCAAGCAGAGGCTACTCGTCTAATCGCAGAGGTAGAGCGTGAGAAGACCGAGGCTAAGGCGCAAATCGAGGCTGCAAAGCTCCAGCTAGAGAAGCAGTCGCTCGAGGCTGAATATACTCGTAAGGGTATTGAGATCGCTATGAAAGCCGAACAGAACGCAGCAGATATGCGGATTCGTGAGGCAGAGTTGGCGGTCAAGCAGTTGCAAGCTATTCTGGCGATGGACTTGGCTGACGAGGATAGCCGCAACAAACAGGCTGATATTGTCCTGAAGGCGATTAAAGAGCTAGGTAACCTAACGTCAAGGCAGATGTAATGGGATTGCTAGACGAAATCATTCAGCAGGGAATTAGGTCTTACGGTGCTAGATTTGCCGAAAAAGCCTCTGAGCCGCTAGAAATGAAGGGCAAGGGTTATTTTGGAATGTTGCCAGCAAGAGATGGATTTGCCACTGAGATTTCAATGACGGATGATAGCGGCAGAAGTTTCCCGGCATTGGTTCCAACCCTTACGCAAAACGAGGTTAATTCATTGCTAAGAGGAAATGACGTAACGGATGATATGTACCGTAAGGCTGAGTTATTTGCTAACTATCGTCAGTCTCAGGGTATGTCTCCATTTGCGTCACCAAATGAATTGCGTGTTCCTGTGGGATTATTGGGGTACTAATGGACAAATCTCTTTGGGCTGAAAACCTGCTGAAAGATGAGTGGTTCCAGCAAATGATGTCGGAACTAAAGACAGCAGAACTTAACAAGTTTGCATTGAGCCAGTATGATGACATCTCGACTAGAGAACAGGCATACATGACGCTTAGGACACTAGATATTGTCGAAACGTACCTTGAAGGACTATCGGCACAGAAGAAGATTGATGCTAAAAAACTAAAGATTTTGTAATCCGAGTCGGGCGGTTCCCGATATAATTTAGGAAATATATATGAGCGATACTGGAAGTATGACCCCGGAAGGGAATACTCAGTTAGACGTAGGTGGTGCAGCCGACGCTATCATGGGTCTTATGGGTGGGCAAGAAGGCTCCGAACAGGAACAACCGGAAACCCAACTCGAAGCCAATGATAGCGAAGCCGAATCCGAGGAGTCTTATGATGAATCGGAGGTAGAACAAGATGAAGGCGATGAAGAAGCCGAGGAGCCTCCTAAATACAGGGTGAAAGCCGCTGGTGAGGAAAAAGAGGTAACCCTTGATGAGCTTATCAAGTCTTATCAACTTGGCACAGACTATACGAAGAAATCGCAAGCCGTAGCAGAAGAACGCAAAGCCGTAGAAGCAGAGAGGCAGCGTATCGAGGAAGCTAGGTATCTGCGTGACCAATA